CATCGGTGACTCTCCGAACCCGAACATCACGCCCTATACGGCCTACACGCATTCCGGCACCCCGGTCCGCGTGGACATCATCGGCTCGTTCGGCGCCACGACTGACGCCGGCCTCTCCCTCCCGTCGAAGCAGCATGACGGCAAGCTGCTCGTGCCTCCCGGCACTGTTGTCTCCGTCGCCATGTCCACCGCCGCCGGCACGTCATCGGGCCTCGATCTGCAGTGCGATTGGATGGAGTGGCCGTTCATCTGATCCTGACCTGGTGAACGACTTGCAGCCGAGGGCGAAAGCCTTCGGCTGTTCTCTTTCCTGAGTGCGTTGAGGGCTGTGCGCCTTTGCCTCACGGCATGGTGCTATGACCGAATTTCTCAATCCGGTTGATATCGCCAATCGGGCGCTCCAGCATTGCGGGGCACTCCGCATTGATCTGACGCTTGGCTTCACAGAGTCATCGGTCAACGCCAGCGAGTGCGCCTTCGCCTATCCGAAACTGCGGCTCGCCGAACTCCGCAGAAACGTGTGGCGGTTTGCGATCCGCCGCTCCACGCTGCGCCCTTTGGACACGAACACCCTGCTTCTCCTTCCGGTGCTGTGGGTGTCCACGACCACCTACTTCCAGGGGTCGATCGTCAGCGACCAGAACAGCAATCTCTGGATTTCCAAAGTCCCGAACAACCTCGGCAACGATCCGATGCAGACCGGGGGGCTATGGGAGCCCTACTTCGGCCCCATGTCGGTTTCGCTGCTCGACTCGAGCCAATCCTACTTTGCCGGGGAGATGGTCTACACGAAGGCCGGGGACGGGACATTCAACGTCTACCTGTCCATGATCAGCGGCAATTCCGTGCATCCCGCCATTCCGAACCAATGGGCAACCAACACCGTCTTCTACAAGAACGACGTGGTGCAGGCTTTCCCCGCGTGGGCGTCGGGAACGACTTACTCTCGAGGGCAAGGCGTCAGCTACACTGACGGCAACACCTATGTCTCGCTCGTTTCCAGCAACGTCGGAAACACCCCATCGACATCCACGGCCAAATGGCAGTTGATGCCGGTGCTGTCGCTTGCATCGCAATCCGTCCCGATCACGAGCCTCGTGCAGCTCCCCACATCTTCACCGATCGCTGAATGGTCGTATCTCACGACATACAGCGCCGGCGCTTTCGTGATGTTCGCTGCGAAGACGTGGCTGGCGATCGCGGCCTCCACAAATCAACTGCCGTCAGCGGCCGGCTCAACCTATTGGGTGCAGGTGACGAACGGCACGGCCTACATGAGCCTGATGGACTTGAACTCTGGGAACGATCCGCGCACGACGACGGTGGCGGCGTGGTCGTCTGTCACGTCGTACAGCATCGGCAACACCGTCACCGGCTCGAACAATGTCATCTACACGTCGGTCACGAATAGCAACCTGAACAACGACCCCGTCGCCGACAGCGGCACAAACTGGTCAACCGCGAACGTGCTCTCCCCATGGACGACGGTGTTCACGCTGGGGAGCGGCAATCCGCTGTGGATACAGATCGGCGGCGCTCAATTCCCGAACGGTGTCGGACTTTCGGTGTTCGATATCGTGTCGCCTCTCTCAGCCGGCGCGCTCACGCATGACGGTCCGCGCAACATCTTTCGCCTCCCCTCCGGGTATCTGCGCAAGGCGCCGCGCGATCCGAAGGCCGGCTCGACCTCCTATCTCGGCGCGGAATCAGGACTGCCTTACGACGATTGGCTGATCGAGGGCGATTTCATCGTCAGCCGCGAGATTGAACCGATCGTCTTTCGATTTATTGCCGACGTGTCAGATGTGCGGTTGATGGATGCGATGTTCTGCGAGGGGCTTGCGGCGCGGCTCGCGCTCGAGGTCTGCGAGACCATCACGCAATCTACCACGAAGCTGCAGATCATCGCCAAGGCTTACGGTCAGTTCATGACGGATGCTCGCACCGTCAACGCGATCGAGGTCGGTGCGGAAGAGCCGCCGATGGACGATTACATCGCCTGCAGGCAATGACATGGCCGACGCATCCTTTGCCCAGACGAGTTTTCTAGGCGGCGAGTGGTCTCAATTCACGCAGGGGCGGTTCGACAAGCCGGAATACCGGACGGCAATGTCCGTCTGTCTCAACGGGTTCCCGTTGGAACAGGGTGCATGGGTGCGCCGCCCAGGGACGCGCCATGTCTTCCCGGCGCGCGGCGGGGCGTCAGGCAGGGTGAGAAGCTTCGATTTCAAGCAGTCTCAGCCGTATGTGATCATCTTCACCGCCGGCTATTTGCGATTTATCACCGGCAGCAGCATCGTCACGACAAACGACGATCAGGCCGTCTCGGCTATCTCATCGGCCAATCCTGCGGAGGTAACGACATCAGCCGCGCATGGGTGGGCGACGGGCAATGCGGTCAGATTTGCTAACTGCGGAACCAACACGCCGCTACTGCATAACCGCACCTTCACGATCACCGTTACGTCACCGGCAAAATTCACGATCGTTGACGAACTGACGGGCGCAAATATCGATGGCTCGACGCTCGGCGCGCTCGGTGGGTCTACGACCGTTCAGCGACCTCTAGAGGTCGCATCTCCGTACACCGATTTGCTATGGCAGAACGTCCGCATTGTGCAGACAGAACTGCAGGCCGTGCTCCTTCACCCGGCAATTCCGCCGCAAGTGTTGACCGCGACAGCACCGGGTGTCGGCCAGACATTCTATAGCTTCACGCTTGCGCAAGCGAACTTGCTTGATGGTCCATACCTCGATCCGTTTACGAACGGGGTTCAAGTAACACCCTCGGCGACGAATGGCATTATCACGCTCAGCTTGAGCTTCCCGACATACGCATCCGCGAAAGCCTACTCCAAGGGCGATTTCGTCACTTATTCGTCGGTCAATTACCAATCCATTGTTGATCAGAACGTCGGAAATCAGCCGGACACGCATGGCTCGCAGTGGGCCGCCGTCAACGCCGGCATTGCCATAGGCCCTAACGGGTTTGTCGGCACTGACGTGGGGCGGTACATCCGAATTCAGGATTCGGCCAACAACTTGACCTGGGGGAAGATCACTTCGCTGGCCAACCTGATCAGCGCCTCGCTCGCCGGATCGGTAAATATTGGGACGATGACATCGGGCGGGGGCTTAGCGGCTGCGTTCGATTCGGTCACTGCTCAGGCAGCGTCAGCCTCCGCATCCTTCTCCAACACTGTTGATCCGACAAAATCGTATGTCGGTAAAAATTATTCCGGTGCATCAACACAAAAGATCGGCTTTGCAACATTCTGGCCCTCATCAGACCTTGGCGGTTATGCAGCGACCAAAACCTACACCACCACGACAACAACATACCAATGGGCAGATACCGGCGGCGGCGTTTACGGATGGGTGGTGATCGGACAGGTCGCCTACGTCTATACAGTGCCAACGGCTGTTTCGTCGGTTTCCGTCAATCTGCGCGCAAAGCAGACGGCGCCAGCAAACTCGGCTGATGGGACTCTGCTCGGGTCGTCGCCAGTCTCAGGGACTTCGCCGATCACAATTCTGTCTAACGATCAGTCAACCGCGTGGAACTATGTCTGGCTTGAACTTGTCGTGTCCGGGGTTAACACGAGTGTTCCTGCATACGTGGATACGAGGCCGGGTCCCATCATCGGGGCGCAGGGATATGTGCAGTCGTCGGTTTTGAGTTATTTCAGTGTCTACGAGTACTGCGCTGAGGCGCAGTTTTTCAATCCTCCGGGGACTGGCACCGGCAATGCCGTGCAGATGCAGATTCTCGGCAATGCGCTTGCTGACACGACTGTCCGACCGGTCTGGCAATTCGGCGCATTCAGCAACACGACCGGGTGGCCGTCGTGCGGCACGTATCATGAGGGGCGGCTGTGGCTCGGCGGCGCAATATCAAATCGCCTCGATGGGAGCGTTTCAAATCAGCAATTCAATTTTGCTCTGACAAACACGACAGGGACGGTGCTTGCAAGCTCTGCCATCGCAGCAACATTCAATTCGCCTGATGTGAATGCCATCAACTGGGTTGTGCCTGATCAGCTCGGGCTCATTGTCGGCACACAGGCCGGTGATTGGTTGGTGCAGGCGACGGCGGCGAACAATCCGCTCACACCGTCGAGTATGCAGGCGCATCGATACAGCAAGCTTGGGTGCGCCAATATTGATCCGTGCCGCGCCGATCGAACGCTGATCGTTGTGCAGCGGTTTGCTCGCAAGCTTTATGAATATTTTGCCGATGTGTTTTCCGGCAAGTTCACTGCGCCGAATCTATCGGAGCGGGCGAAGCATCTGACGGTGAGCGGCCGAGGTGAAGTAGTTGTCCAGCGCACGACCGTTGATCGTGATGGTGCCGGTGCCCGGGCGCAAGCGAACGCGCGCGACGGCTTCCTTGCGGCGGCCGGTGGTCTGAGTGGTCGACGTCATCGTGTCTCCTTAACCGCGGCGAATGGCCGAGGTGTCGAACTGCTGAGGTTGCTGGGGAG